CCGAGACGGCGCAGCATCGCCAGCCCACCATCGGGCTCCATGGCGGCCACCGTCGCCGCCGCCTGACGCCAGTTCAGCAGATGCGTCTCCGTCGCCGAACCGAGCCCCTCGAACACCGTCGAAGTGGAGCCGATGACACGCTCACCCGCATGCTGTGCCTCACCGATAGTGCCGCCCGCCATCTTGCGGAGCCGCACCGACGACACCAGTTCGGCCAGCAACTGGCCCTGCCAGGTGTCGGTCGGAATCTCCGCCCCCGTCTCCGCCAGGTCAGCGAGCAGTTGACGGGCCTCAGTGGTCAGACGGTGCGGCACATAGTTCTCGATCCGCTGACCAGGCTTCAGCACCCCACGGGCCACCAGCTTCTGCCACTGCCCGTCCATGATCCGACGGTAGTTGAACATGAACGACACGATGCCACGGCGCAACTCTTCGTTCTCCACACCCTCGCGCAGCAGCAGCGCCTCCGCAGCGGTGCGCGCCGCGTTCAGGTCGGACGGCATGTCCTCCAGCAGCCGCACAGGCACCTGGGCCAGCACCCTCCACAGTTCGTCGTCGCTCAGGCCCGCCTTGCGGCCCACCACCGCCAGGCTCTCATAGGCGACACGCAGTTCGTCGATGGCGTGCCCCACCCCCTGGGTGGCGACAATCTTCGACAGGTGCTCTTCCACACCGAGCACCGCATGAGCGGCCACATGCCCGCCCATGATGCCACGCAGATACGAGCGGGCATCCCACCGTTTCATGCCTTCCTCGAACCCCTTGTACCAGGGGGTCAGGCCCGACTCGATCAGAGCCCGCAGCTTGGTCGGCTTCTGCCCGACCACCGTGCCCGCCTTGCCGAAGATCGTCTGGGTGATCTTCTTGCCCACACCGCGGGTGCCAGGGACCACAAACGCGTGCGCCACCCCACCCTTGGTTTGGCCGAGCACGGGGACAGGGCTGATGCGAAGGCCACCCTTCAGCCAGGCAGGAGTGTACTTGGAGCGGACGAACGACTCCACCTCGGGAGCGCCGAACTGGCGGGCCAGGATGCGCGGGGCGATCCTGTCCAGCGTCTCATCCTCCACCGCCTTGCGGGCCGCCTGCCAGGACGCCTCCACCAGGTCGTCGCCGAACCCTGCGGTGCCACGGCCACCCAACATGGAGGCCACCGCGTCCAACGCCTCACGGCCCGCACCCCCAACACCTTCACCGAACACGTTGCGGGCCGCGGCCGCCTCCAACTCGTGCAGCGTCTGCGGCTGACGTGCCAGAATCCTCTCCGCCACCTCACGGGCCAAATCGTCCCCTCGGCCGCCCAGTTGCGAAGTGATGGCCGCCGCGCCGCGACGGGCCGCCGCCTCAGCCACATCAGTGGCCGCCCTCACCGACGACGCCGCACCTGCCAGACGGACAGGGCGTGTTGCCCCACCTGCACCCACCGTCACGTAGGAGAGTGGGTCCAGCAGCACTTCGGTGCCGATCGACGCCAGGGCGCGGCCGACCATGCCCCATCCTGAACCCCACTCCCCAGTGGACGGTTCCCAGCCGCGCAGCGTCAGCATCTGGGAACCCGACATGCGGGCGTCCTCGCCGACAACCTCAGCACCGTAGCGGCGCAGCAGCGACTGCTTGCGGCCCAGCAGAATGTCCGCATACGCCTGCCCTGTGATGTTCTCGGCCTCGCCGATGTCGAAGATGTCCGCCACCGCATAGCGGACCAGGGTACCAGGCTTGTCCAGCCAGCCCAGAATCTTGGTCAGCACATTCCCCTGCGGCGGCGCACCCGTCTGGGCGATCGAAGCGAGCCGCTCATACTCGGAGCCCGAGGTGATCCCTGCCGCCTCCAGACGCTGCAGGGCCCGTTCGGCCGCCTCCTTGTTGTCGGCGTTCAGCACCTGCGACTGGGTGGCCGACACCTGCCAGGTGGTGTGCTGGCTGCGCTGCTGGGCCCGCAGCAGCGCCTCCCGCTCATCCCCCGAAAGGCCACTGCCACGACCGACCTGCCAGGTGGTCCTCTGGGAAGAGGTGTACTGTGGCATCAGAGCCCCTGCAGGAGCGACGACGGCCTCGATGAACCGCCCGTAACCCCCTGCAGCAGCCTACTCACCGTGTAGCCAGTGCTTGCCCCGCCCCACGGGTCGTAGATGCCCTGCTGCAGGCCCGTGATGTAGTTGCCCTCCTGGGCCGCCCAGCCCTCGGCCGCATTACGGGCCTCCGCTTCGGTGGCACCGTGGTCCAGGGCGTAGTTGTAGTAGGCGGCCGCCTGCCAGTACGGAGAGCTACCCTGGCTGATGTGGGAATCCCAGTCGTCGTACGCCGACTGCACTGTGCCGAACGCCCCGCCGATCTGATCGTCGAACCGCTCGAACAGGATCAGCCGCCGTGCGTCTGTTGCACTCAGATCATCGGCGTCCCTGGCCTGCTGCAGTTGCGTCAAAGCGTCGGTGAACGACAGGCCCGCATCCGTCGCTTCGGCCACCGCCTGGGCCACAATGTACCTGTCGCGCTCAGGAATCCCAGAAGATGTCAGGTACGCGTTCAGCGCGGCCTGCGAGTACGAGTACGAATCCAGCGGCGTGTTCGACCCGAACATCACGTACCCAGGGCCCTCGCCGCCGCGGCCGCCGCCGCCGCCAGGGCCACCACCTGTGCCGCCTGGGCCCCAGCCTGCCTCCTTGTCGGCCAGCGCCCACGCCGACTCCTGCTGCTGGGCCTGCAGAGCGGCCCAGTCTCGGGCGGACTGCAGAGCAGCGTCACGGGTGCGCCTGATCTTCTGTCGGTCCATCAGCATGCCAGTGATCGCCTGCTCGTACTGGATAGCTGCTTTCTCCGCCTCACGGCCCATCTCGCCCACCGCCGACGCCCCCTGGAAACGGGCGGTCGTGCGGGCCAAATCACGGGCCGCTTCGGCCAGCACCAGTCGTCCCTGCTCCGAATCGGACTGGGCATCATCGGCGAAGGCACGCAGAGTGTCCAACCCTGCAGTGAGCCCCTCCACCTGGTCGGGGTCGTCCCCTGACACGGCGAGCACCATGGCACGCACCCGCCCTGTGGCGGAGGCGAACGCGTCGTCGATCTGCGCTCGGGCCGCGTTGCTGTCCGCGTTCAGGGCACGAACCGCATTGTTGTAGTGCTGCTCGGTGAGCCTGCCCGCCTTGTCGAAGGCGGGTAGCATGTCGGTCATCGTGCCAGAGAACATGGCCGCGTTGGCCGCGGCCCGAGCGCGAGCGTCCTTGATCTCCCCCGTCTTCGCTTGGAGATCAGGTAGATACTGGCCCTCAATGTCGGCCAGTTGCTGGGCCAAATCCTGCTGCGCGTTGGTGCGCTGCAGGTCACGGCCCTCCAACTCGAAAGCACGGTTCCTCATGCGGGCCGCGTAGGCGGCGGCCGCGCTGCGGCGCCGCTCATCCTCCCACTGCTGCTGACGGAACTGGGCGTATGCCTCGTAGCTCGTGTCCAAGTTCAGGTCCGCGGCCTGCCAGCCGCTCGGGGCCCCGACGGTCACCCCTATCAGGTTGGCCAACTCGCCGTCCAGCCCAGAACTGGTGACCCGCTGGTACCCTGAGGGCCCAGCCTCATACTCGTAGCCCGCATCCCTGCCCCACTCCGACGGGTTCGTACCCAAAGGCACCTGCTCGACAGGGATGCCTTCCTGCCTGGCGATCGCCACCCGCACCGTGTGCGGGATCGGCCTGGCGTAGGCGGAAGCAGGGTCTGAGGACGAACCTCCGCTGGTGCGGAGAATGGGCTGAGTGTAGGACACGGCCCTCCTAAGCGGTCGGTGGCGGAGCACCCGTCGAAGGGTTGGCGCCCAACTGGGCCATCGCGTAGGCGGCCCTGATCCTCGCCTGCTCCTGAGCGAACGCCGCCTGCTGGCGGTCACGGATACCCTGCCGCACCTCCATGTCCAGACGGGCGATCTCGTTCTGATAGTCGGCCATCACCTGCTGCGACTGCATCGTGTTCTGCGTGATCGCCTGCGCCGCCGCCTGCTGGTAGGCGCCGCTGCGGACGGTGCCCAACTGGCCGAACTGGGCACCCAAACCGCGCATCTGGTTCTCCAGGTCCAGCCCGTACTGGTACTGGGCCAGGCCCATCGCGTTCTCCTGCACATCCCTGGCCGCCAGCGCCTGCGCCCGCTCCTGCTGCGCCTGCGCCGCGTACATCTGGCGGGCAGCGTCGATCTCGGACTGCATGAGCACCTGGAAGGGGCGGCTGCCAGGAGCCGACGTCGGTGCGGCACCTGCGGCGATGGCTGCGATGTCGTCGGCGCGCCTGGCCGCAAACGCGTCCACGCCCGCCCTGTCCAGCCCGTACTGGTTGGCCAGGGCCCCTGCGCCACCCTGGGTGGCCAGGAACTGCATGATCTCCTGACGGTTCAGCCCCTGCGCCTGTGCCGCCGTCAGCATGTCAGCGACAGGCCGCACGGGAGGGGTCACCGTAGGAACGGAGGGCAGGACCGCCGCGGGGTCCACGGGGGGTGCTGGCGGCATGGGTGCCGCCGAGGTGTCCACCGAAGGCGGGGGCGGAAGCGGCACAGTCGGCTGCGACAGGGGAACCCGCGCAATCGGCTGCACCATGGGGGGCCGCTGGGCGGGTCTGCGGGTCAGAGCACGGCGCATGTTCGCAGCACGATCAACAGGGGCAGGGGCGGTGGTGTTCGCAGTGGCCATCGGGTTCTCCTACTAGTAGCTCCAGATGTCAAGAATCAGGCGGTCGGATAGCAAAGGTTGACGGCGATCACATCGCCCGAAGCGATCGTGATAGGCGACCCGTTGTAGGTCCACCGTGCGGTCTGGGAGGCGAACACCACATGGGCCAGGTCGGTGCCCGACACCGCCTTCAACGTGACCACACCAACATACGTGGTGCCCGTCGAAGTGTCAATCAGGTAGGCGGTGCCGAGCACAGTGGCGTTGGTGGACGCTGCTGCGGTGGCACTGGTGGTGAGAACATCGACGGGCAGGGTGAACTGGTAGATGCCGCCACCCACTGTGGCGGTGAACGTGTCCTTCGAGTGGGCGATGCACATGCCCTGCGCGTTCGAGTACTGGCCCGAATCGTGGGTCATGGTCGGGTTCCCACCCGACACACACGTGTACGTGGGCGTCCACGACCCCTGGGTGAGATGGGTGTGGGAGGCGGCAGCGATCCCCGCTTCGGCCAGCGTGCGGGAATCCCAGTCGGTGCCATCCGCGGACAGCACGTTCCCGCTGGTGGGAGTGGTAGTGGTCACGTCGGACAGATCGGTGAGCGCGAGGGTTGCCGAGTGCCAGTCGGTGCCGTCGGCGCGGACCACGTTGCCTGCCGTCACCGTGGCAGCGTCCACGTTCGACAGGTCATCGAGAGTGTGGGTGTGGCCCGAGGTGGCCAAACCTGCTTCGGCGGCGGTCTGATTCGTCCACACGCTGGTGGCCGTGTTGTAGGCGAGCACCTCATTGTCCGCTGGGGTGCCATCCTGGGTCACGTCGTTCAGGTTCGTGATCTTGGACAGCGCTTCAAGCGCCGAGTTCAGCGAGTAGTTGATGAAACGGCTGGTCGGAGAGGTCTGGTAGATGATGACATGCCCGAGGGCGGGTGCGGCAACCTCCACATCGGACAGATCGTCGAGAGCGTGCGCCGCATGGGTGTGGGCGGCGGTAGCGAACGACGTTTCATCGTAGATGCTGTTGACGAGTTCGCCGCCAGCGGTCAACTGGGGAAAGTTGCCCTCTGTCGGCGTGCCAACGACCGAGATGTAGGCCGAATCGTGGTTGTGGCCCGAGGTGGCAAACGACGTCTCGTCGTACACGGAGTTGGCTAGCTCCCCTCCCGCAGTCAACTGCGGGAAGTTCCCCTCCGTGGGGGTGCCCACGATGCTGATGTATGCCGCATCATGATTGTGTGCGTCGGTGGCCAGGCCCGCCTCAGCGGCGGTCTGATTGATCCACTCGCCCGAACCGACATCGTAGGCCAGCACCTCGTTGTCGGCAGGTGTGGTGATGGTCACGTCGGCGATGTCTTCCAGGTTCCCCATCGCCGCCGCTTCAGGAGTGACGTTGATCCAGTTGGCTGTGCCCGCATCCCAGGAGAGCACATCGCCATCAGAGGCGGCGGTGATCGTCACATCCCCCACATCGTCGAGGATAGAGGCCGCGGCGGGAGCCGCGTTCACCCACTTGCTGGTGCCCTCATCCCAGGTGAGCGCCTCACCGTCCTGAACGTCGGTGATCGTCACATTGTCAAGGTCTTCGACAGAGTGAGCGTGGGCGATGTCAGAGTAGTCAGCGTCATGGTTGTGGACGGCTGCGGCGAACGCGGCCGCATGCTGGCCGTCCACCGTGTCCGAGTCGGCCGCCTGGGCGGCGATCCCCAGGTAGGTGGCATCATGATCGTGGCCGAGGGCGCTGTAGGAGGCGTCGTGGTTGTGGCCGTCCACGGAGAAGTAGGCGGTGTCATGCCCGTCAAGCAGATCAGAGTCGGCGGCCTTGGCCGAAATGCCAAGGTAGGAGGCGTCATGGTTGTGGCCTGTTTCGGACAGGCCCGCCTCGGCGGCCGTGTGATTCACCCACTGGCTGGTGGTCGAGTCGAAGGTGAGAAGCTCATGGTTGGCGGGAGCGCCGTCGATGGTCACATCGGACAGGTCGCCGATGGGTGTGCTGCCGAGCACGTCGGAAGCGATCCACTCTGACGTTGCCGACGACCAGGTGAGCACCTGACCGTCAGACGGGGCAGGAACGTCAACATCGGCCAGGTCGTCGATGCCGCCCAACTGGGCGGCCAGACTGGTAGGGATCACCCACACGAGCCCATCGAACGACACCTTGTCCACAGTGGCCGTGGTCGTTTCCGTGTTCGCATACAGGCTGACCTTCACCGACTTGCCCGCACCGACCACCACCGAGGCCACACAGCGCAGACTGCCAGCAACGTACCCGACCGTGTGGCTGTGTGCGCTGGAGAACGAGTGAGTGTGGGCCGCTTCGGCGGCGCTGGTCAGCGACACCGCATGCAGATGCGACGTGCCCGCAGCGGAGGTGCCCGACACGTTGTGGGTGTGGTTGCGGTTCTCTTCCCCCACATCGCCTGTAATCGTGTGGGTGTGGTCGGCGATCGTGTCATGGTCGTGGGAGCCGCCCGACGCGATGCTGTGCGTGTGGGAGGACTCCGTGTTGGTGGACGACGTGTGATCGTGGGTGGCGTACCCCGTGTACCCTGACACAGGGTCGGTGTGACGGTGGGAGCCTGAGGCGGTCAGCGAGTACGAGTGCGAATGGGCGGAGCCCGCCCCCGTACCACCATGCGTGTGCGAACCGTCCGCTGCATGCGTGTGCCCGCCTGCGGCCGCGGTCACCAGATTGTCCTGCGAGTGCCAGTGGGTGCGCGAGTTGCCTGTCGAAGTGTCCGCAAAGTCGTGGGTGTGGGCACCCTCCCCCGCCGAGTTCCCTGTCACCGCATGGGTGTGGCTGCTACCCGCCCCCGACGTCCCCGACGCAGTGCCAGACCCAGGCTGGTAGAAGGTGATCGTCTGATCCTGCAGCACATCCTGCAGGGCGATCCGCAACGTCAGGCCCTTCCCTGCGGCCAGGCCGCTCGCCTGGGCCACCGCCGTCACATCCACCAGCACCGAATCGGTGGCCTCCAACGTCTCCAACCCTGAGGTGAGCGTGTACGAGGTGATCTCACCGATAGTGGTCGGCAGGGTCCAGCCTGTCGCCTGGTCCGAGTCTATCTGCAGAGCGTCCGCATGGGTGTGGCCGACCAGCGACCACAGAGCGTTGCCCTCTTCCTCGTTGACCACGTTATGCGACAGCCACACTTCCAGGTCATGCTGGGTTTCGGCCAGGTTCGGGAAGATTTGGGTGTACGTGTAGTCGGGCATCTACGACGACTCCACGGATGCGCCCGAAACCAGCCCCACACTGCGCTTCGCAGCACGCTCAGACAGGAGCACCGCCAGACCGTTCACCGCCAGCCGCTCCGTACCCGTATCCGACGACGTGGGTGGTACCGACACGATCACCAGACGGAACGCGTCCACCAGCGCCGAGTAGCCTGGCAGTGACACCACGAAGTCCTCGGCCACCGTCTTGATCGTGTCGATGTTCAACTCGTAGCCGATCACCTTCGTCGTCTCAGCGTAGTTGGTGTACAGGCGCACCGCGTACTTGCAGGGAATCTGCTGGTTGTCACTGCCTGTCGCCCCGTAGGTGGGGCGCCCCAGGTACAGGTCCATGCGGCGCACACGGTACCGTGTGCCCGTACGGTTCTCGGGCGGCGGCAGCCAGGCCGTCTTCAGCGTGGCGTCCACCGTGTCGGCAACTGCCGCCCCAACAGCCGAATAGGTGTCATCCCAGCCGTCGTTGCCCCACATCTTGAACACACCACCCCAGCGGGTCACATACGGCTGGTCGAGGATAGTGGCAGAGCCCCAGCCGCCGTCCGTGTGGTACTCCCACCGCTGCGACTCGGAGTCGTACACGTAGTGGGCCACTGTGTTGGTGGAGGTCGAAGTGGACGGCATGAGCAGATGGTACCGTTCGTCCAGGGTGAACGCGTTGGCCCACATGGCGTACGTGTCATCAGCCAGATCGGCGAGCGCCGACCGCACCTTCTCGTCGATGCGGCTGATCCCCGACCCATCATACTGGTAGGCGCCATCGACAGAGCACCAGAACAGGCGGCCCGTAGCGGTGGCCGCAGTGGCAGGCAGAGTGCAGCCCACCTGCTGGTGCAGCGGATAGAGCCGTGCGGAGTCGGGGTCGCCGACACCGACATACGCGTAGGTGCTGTTCGTCTTGAACACGATGATGGCCTGGCCGAACGGGATGATCTTGGTGATCGCCCCACCGTCCTCAGGGTTCACTTCCACCCAGTTGGCGGTCGGCCAGTTCCACGGGCCCGCATCGTCCGCCGACCCTGCCTTCGAGGTGCCGACCGCACCCGACCAGAACAGGCGGCTCGGAAACGAGTCGTTCCCTGCCGCCCACATGCGGCCGAAAGCGGAGCACACGGTGGAAGCGATCGGGAACTCCCAGGTGCCCGAGGTGCCGCCATCGTTCAGAGTGTGGTCGGTCACTTCCGTCCAGTAGGTGGAAGACCCATCCCAGAAGTAGGAGTGCTGGTCCTCGCAGACCAGCACAAAGTAGTCGTCGAGCACCGCCCCATCAGGGGCGATCGGCGGAGCGCCCAGGTTGATCTGCACGGGGCCGCTGGAGTCGATGTTGCAGGCCACCAGCGAGCCAGTGGGGCCGTCACCTGTGCGCCACACCTTGCCGTCAAGGCCGACGGCAATCAGGAACTTCTTGCCAGTCGAGGTGACGAACGGGAACATGGAGGCGAGCCGCAGGTTGGTGGCGGGCGGCCCACCCGTCCACGAGTCATGGGCGGAGAGCAGGTCAAGGCCCTTGCGGACCACGGCGCCGCCGTCACGGCCGAACGTGAAGTTGGTGGTTTCCGCCTCGTTCGGGTTCCGCAGATGCTCGTCGTACTCGGTGTTCAGACCGCCAGGGAACCCTTTGACCACCCAGGTGCTGGTAGGGGTGACCTTGGCCATGCGGCTACCCGTTCAGGAACTCGGTGTTGGTGGCCCTTCCTGTGACCCGTCCGCTGCCCAGCTTCCACGGTTCCTCGTCTGTCCGCATCCTGTACCAGCGGGCCATCTGGTTCACCGTGTCCATGAAGTGCGAGTAGGCCGTGTTGGCCTTGTCCAGGTCTTCCTCCCGCTGCCAGGTGCGGAACTCGCCGTAGTGCACGAGGGCCTCATGGAACTGCTCGTCGAACTCGGGGGCGGTCGGCGAACCCGACGAGACGATCGCGGTCGGGGCCTTCTGGTAGGCGACGAGCAGGATGTAGTCATCGTCGGGCACAGGGTTCAGGTACATGGATTCGGCCCACACGGTGAAGCACACGGGTCGGCCCGCCTCGGACATGGGCACGTACTTGATAACCGCATTGTCCAGATGGGTGGTGGCGGTGGTGCTGAACATGCCACGTTCGATGGTGGCCACGTTCGTGGCCAGCGCAGTGATCTTGACGATCTCCCCGTCGAGGGTGAACCGCACGTAGATCGGGTTCCCTGCCGATGGTGAATGGCCCGCCAGGGCGGTCAGCAGAGTGCCCGAGGCGACGGTCATGGACAGGTCGCCCGAGTTGGTGATCGGTTCGGTGATGGTGGAGGACACGTCGGTGAGGTAGGAGGGGCCCGTCAGGTCCAGCAGGGAGGTGGCCGCAGCGGGCAGCAGACGCACCTTGTTGCCGATGTCGTACAGGGCGGTGATCTTGCGGAGGCCCGCAGTGATCGACGTGAGCGCCACCGACGCCACCCCAGGGGTGCACGTGTACGTGGTGGTCGCCTCCAGCCACGGCCAGTCCTGACGGGTGCAGATGCGGTTGTAGCCCTCGTTCAGCCACGAGGTGATCTGCGTGTCAGACAGCGAGGTGCTGTCCAGCAGCGTGGCCGTGCGGATCATGGTGATGAGGTCGTCGCCGTGCAGTGCCATACGCTACTTCTTGTCTCGCTGCCGCTTGTGCCCGACACACAAGGGGTCGTTCTTCACGTGCAAAGCGGTGCAGCGGGCCCCGTCAGCAGTGTGCCCTTTGCACCGCGGATCAACAGTGGGAAGACCAGAAGGGGCGGGAACACCAGCCTCCCGCACCCCCACCTCCCTGCGGCCACCATAGCCCCGTTCGGGCTGGCCGCCATACGCGTTCTGGTGCACCGTTCCCTCCAGGTCGGAGGGCGGGGGGCGCCCTTGCGCGCCCCCCGTCCCTCAGCGGTCACGCTCAGGTGTTGCTCAGAGCCGTCGCGGCAGCCTGCCGCTTCAGGTTCGAGAACACCAGGTTGCCGTAGCAGCGGATGTGCTTGTACTGCACGTCGGCGTTCGTCGGCACCAGCCAGTCGGACACCTTGAACCAGACGTTCGGCATCCGCGCCAGGGTGATGTACCTGCTGTTGAGGAAGTTCATCGCCCCCGTGGTGCAGTAGGTGTCGAACGTCATCGGGGCGCCCTTGAACATGAGCGACTGGAAGCCCGCGTCGGCCATCTTCGGGTCGAGGAAGCGGGCGTTGTCGTCGATCAGGTTCTCGTACGCCTCGAACGCGGCCATCGTGGTAAAGATGCCGTCGGGATGGTCGTTGCCGCTGGACGCGCTGTTGTACAGGCGCCGCATGGTCGCCAGGCTCAGAGCCTCCGAGTCGGTGTCCAGGGTCGGCCTCCACCAGGAGTACGAGCCCTGGGCGATGTCGCCGACCGTGTTCGACGCCGACATGACGGTGACCAGGCCGAGCCACGACTTGGACGAGTCCGTGCCCGTGAACAGCAACTCGTCCAGGTTCTCACTGATGGTGAGCTCCAACTGCTTCAGGCGGGCGTCCACCAGGGAGAGCAGCGCCTGCTTGCCGCTGTTCTTCTCCAGTTCGATGCCCGTGAAGTGGACGAGGCCGTAGTACTGGCGGAACTCGTACTCGGCCGCCGAGATGCCCGTCATCGCAGCAGTAGCGAACGTGTCGGCGTCCGCGTACACACCCGCGTTCGGGTTCTCAGCGTACAGCAGCGGCTGCACGATCTTGGTGCCAGAGAAGGGCTTCACACGCCCCTTCGACTGGAGCCAGAAGAGCAGCGGCTTCGAGGTGAAGATGTTGTCCTGCAACGTCGGGATGTAGTTGGCGATGGTGGTCGCCAACAGGCCCGACGTGCCGTAGGTCGTCAGAGCAGCCATGTTGTTGGACCCTCCAGGGGTTCTAGGTGGAGGCGGCCTGGCCCCGAATCTCTTCGATGGCCATGTTCATGGCCTCTTCCACCGACTTCGCTTTCCTTGCAGGAGCGTCCGTGGACGGTGCACGTACGGAAGGCCGCGAAGGTGCGGCCGCCGAGGCGGTGTCCCTGGCCTGACGTGACTGCTCGATTCGACGCAGCATGCCCTCGGTGACCAACTCCAGGTCGGTGGCCCCCGCATCGCTCGCCCTCTTCAGAATGGCGAGACGGTCCTGGGGCCCCAACTTGATCCCGAACTTGCCTTCGATGCGGGCGAACTCGCCATCGACCTTGCGGCCGAGTGCGGCTGCCTGCGCCTCCAGCACCGCAGGATGCTTGGCCACTTCCTGCGCGACCCGCTGCTCCACTTGGGCTTCGACCTCGGCGCGGCTGGGAGGCGGCTGCCAGTCGATCCTGGCCTGCCTGACCTTACCCTCGATGTCGGCCTCCGTGACCAGACCCATTCTCACCGCAAGAGCGGCCGCCGTCCCCGCAGGGTCGGCTTCAAGGGCCTGCATCAGTTTGGCCGCAGCGCCGCGCTCTGCCTCGAAAGCCTTCCGATCTTCGGCGAGCCGCTGCGTCTTCCTCGTGTAGTCGGCCTGGCGGAGATACCCGTCACGCATCTCCGACAGGGGCACTTCCCCGTCGAACCCTGGCAGACTCGTCTTCGCGTTCCAGTCGATCTGCCCTGGCGATTGGGCCTCATCGGCCTTCATCAGGTCAGCGAACGGAGACGGCTCTTCTACCTCGGGCGCCTTGTCTTCCTGCTGGGCTTGCTCCGCGGGCGCAGATTCGGCATCCTCAGCGCCTTCGACCCCGAAGATGTCGTCGTCGGGTTCGACGAACGACTCGGCAATCGCGGCGGCACCGAGTGCCTCTTCCAGGCTTGGGAGTCCCTGGGGAGTCGGCATCGTTGCTTGTTCTCCTATCCTGTAGCGCGAAACGTCAAGAGACGGGCGGCATCATGCCGCTCGTCATCGGGCTCGGTGGCATCACTGGCGGGGTGGCCGCCGCTACGTTCGGCGCCCCCGCTTGCAGTGCGGGCGACCCGCCAGGATACCCTGGCCCCATGGCAGGGGTACCTGGCTGGGATTCGGCGGCACCGAGCACGGCGTCAATGTCGTCCACGCCCGCTGCCTCCAGCCACAACTCGACGATTTTCCGCAGGTTCACCTGCACACCCTGCATGGCCAGCACCTGCTGGGCCTGCATGAAGATCGTCAACATCTCCTTGTACTTCTGCTCACGCAGCACAGGGTTCCGCAGTTCGGTCGAACCCTGCTCGACGAACACCTCGTAGGTGCCCTCGAACAGGTCCGCGGACGGGGTGAGCACCGCACCCAACAGTTGGGAGGGGTCTTCCTGGCCGCCCTCAGCGGCACGCACCGCCTGCGCGTCCTTGCCTGTGAGGATCAGGCTCATCTCGTCTGCGTCGGTCAGCGGGTAGACGGCGGCGGCAGTGTCGAGCATCAGTTGGCCGACCTGGCGTGCGGCCGCTTCGATGAGCCGCAGCTTCTGGGCGGTCTTCACGTTCGTCGCACCCTCGATGATCGTCGCCTCGGTGGCGGTGCGGCGAATGTCGGGGGTGGCGCCACGCAGATACTCGTTCACCCCTGTGATCTCGTACACGTCGCCCTTGATGATCTGGTCGATCTGGTACACGTCGGCGGTCAGGTTCGGCACCTGCAACGGCACCACCATGTCGTTGAGCAACTGGTCGCCGTCCACCTCAACCACCGCGTTCACCTCAGCGGACTTCAGGGCGTCACGTGCCTTCGCGTCCAAGCTGCCACGGCGGGCCGCCCACTTCTGGGCGTTCCGCATGCGATGCTCGACCATCTGGGTGCGGGTCTTGTTCAACTCGTCCTGCAGCGGCTGAATCTGCTCCAACTCGCCCATGTGGTAGGGGCAGTTGGGGATGATGTGGTTGGCGATGGCGACGATCGGACAGTCGATGCCCTCCACCACCTGCAAGGGCAGATCGGCCTGTTCGGTGAAGGTGACCAGGATGCGTGAGGGGATGTCGTAGAACTCGTAGATGGCCACCATCTGGTCACGGTCATCGCCCGTGTCCAAGCTGAGGCCCGAGTCGGTGCCGCCAACATCCTGGCCACGGTCGTCGAAAGCGGACAGTTCCGCCGTGTTCTTGTACCGTCGGTCCTCCTGCAGGTCGGCCACCGACTTGAAGGTGCGGACCACCACGTACCGTGCGTTGTGCAGGCCGTCCGAATCAGGGTCGATCCACACGTCACGTGGGTCGAGCCGATCGACCCACAGGTTGGCCACCACCGCATCAGCGGTGGACCCTGGCTTCCACACCTTGTCCAGCGTGTAGGACACCTTCAGGTAGCCGTCGCCGACGAGCAGGTAGTCGAAGGAGGCGCGGCGCAGATGCTGGTTGCCCGACACACGGTTCGACCGCCAGATGCGGTTGATGAGCGCCTGGAGCAGACGGGCGTTCCGTGGGTCCGCCCTGCCGCCGTAGGGTTCGACGATGAACGACGGATCGGAGCCTGTGATGTACGGGAGGATCGTGTTGATGGTGGAGAACGACACGTTGACGGTGACCTGATCCCCTTCGGGGGTGATCTGGTCGCCCTTCAGCGCCCACTGGCGGCCGTTCCACTGCTGCTCCGAGGTCACCCATGCCTGCTCACGGTGGGAGCGGCGGTACTCTTTCGCATGGGCGGTCAGGGTCTTGGCGCGGACGACGAGCGCCTCGTTCTTCGCCGTCCGCGGGATGCGCTCTTTGGGCTTGCCGATGGCTGCTGGCATGTCAGGTCTTCTTCCAGTGGGCGGTCGCGTAGTCGGCGGGTCGGGCCAACTCGCGTCCCTCCGCTCTCGCCGACGCGATCACGCTGCGTTCGATGTCACGTGAAGAGATGCCCGACTCTCTCTCGGCTTGCAGGCGAGCGATCTTCACGTTGGGCACCTGGCCCCGCAGGGCTGCCAGACGGTCACGGTAGGCCGTCTGGCAGTCCCCGCAGGTAGCGCCAGGGCGCCACTCGTCCTGATGGACGAGGACACCCTGGTGCTCTTCCACCTCCGCTGTGTCGATCATGGTCAGGTGGCGTCCACCTGGGTTTCGGACGACCACAGGGCCGTGCCGTCCGCGTTGTAACCCAGCGTGTTCACGGGCGGCCCGCCGTATTCCTCGAAGTCGGGCATGCCCGACGTGCCGTTCACGGCGGTCAGCGCCGCATCGTACGTCTCGGGCCCCCAGATGCGGAAGATGGTGGCCGCGTCGGCGATCACCGCTTCGGGGCTGTTGTTCTGGGCCCGCTGCACCGTGATGCGGTTCGTGCTGATCGACTTGACCTGCAGCACCTCGGTGCCGCTCGTGCCGATCTTGTAGAAGCACTCGTCCACCAGCAGAGGGCCGCTGGACACGTCGAACTGGGTGGTCGCCTCGTCGATGTACTGGGTGACCGTGGCGTTGTCCGCATGCACGGCCGCCGTGGTGCCGTCGTACCCGCGGGTGACCTTCACGATGTCGTTCGTGCCGTCGATCGTGGTGCAGTCCACGTCCATCTGCTCGGTGCCGCAGATGATCCGCAGTTCACCGTCGGCGGGGCCCGACGCCCCCCACACGGTCGGGTCGTCCACGGCGATCACCGTGTTCAGCGCACCGCAGTACCAGTAGATCGGGGTGTCGGCCGAGTGGGCCGCCGCCGAGGTGCTGAGTTGGCCGCGAACCGCGGTCATCGCCAGGGTTTCGATTGCGGTCACCTTGATGATCTCGGACTCGCAGATCAGGTACACGAACGGGCTGGTGGCCGACTCCAGGGCCAGC